GCCCACGATGCTCCCAGCGGTCCCGCCGTAGGCGATGAGCTGGAGCCAGCTCCCACCGTTCAGGCGGTACTCGATGTCGCCAGAGCCGCCCGACATCGCGCTAGACAGCGTGAAATTGTACGTCCCATTTACCGTGGCAGTGTAGACCGCGGAGATGCTGCTGCCTGCCAGCAGGCCGAACTCGAACTGGCCGGTCAGAGCTGTGGAGATCGCGAAGTCATGGCTCAGCTCCTGGCGCGAGGTCAGGACCTCACCGCCGTCCGTGTGGCTGGAGACCAGCAGGATCTGGATGTCACCGGTCGGCACAGCTCCGGAGAGCGCGGCCAGGATGTCGATCCGCAGCAGGCTGTAGGTGGTGCCGCTGAAGCTCGCGTTGAGGATCAGGTCGTCCGTGCCCGTGGGATCGTGCCTGACCTCGATGTCGTGGTCCGTGGAGTTGGCCGAGGGGAAGTCCCCGAACGTCACAGCAGCGTCCTCCGTGAGGGCCGTGATCTCGTCCAGGCCGTCGCCGGTCCGGTAGTCCCTCCGGTCGATCGCGGACAGGACGCTGTAGTCCTCCGCAGCGCTCCCGTTAGCCTCCAGGCTGACCGCGGTCGTGTCCCAGAGGACAGTGTTCAGCGTGAGCGTGGAGGGCGGGTACGGGCGTCTCAGGCGCTTCGCCATCGTGAAGGCGATCACCGTGGCGGATCCCTCCGCGACCTCGGCCCCCAGGGCCACTGGGATGAGGATGACGTCCACCTGGTTGGTCTCCGGGACCGCGTCCTGGGAGATGCCACCACCGGCCGAGAGCAGGTACACAGGCGTGTTGATCGCGTGGTCCGCCTGGACGGAGTCGAGCGCTCCGCGGTAGACGTTCACCATGCGCGTCAGGGCGCCGTTCGTCGTAGCGCTCTCCACCAGCATGAACTCATCATCCACCAGGACGAGGTTCAGGAAGTTGGTGCCCAGATCCACCAGGTCGGAGCCGTCCACGAAGCCAGCGACCATGTCGCCCTGGGTGTCGGGCGCGGCCGTCAGGTCGAGCGTAGCCAGCGGGTAGGCGCTCTTCGTCGACAGCGCGGCGTCCAGGTCGCCGATGAGCTGGAAGCGTGAGATCCGAGTGGTGGTGGCGTACGATCCGGACGGTGCTCCGGCCGCATGCCGGTAGCGCATGTCAAGGAGGACCTCGCTGTTGTTCTTCCGACCAGCTCCGTAGAACTTGGCGACCAGGCTGCCGTCCAGCGGGTCGCGAGTGACGAGCGCACGCGGAGCCTCGAAGGCCACCTGTTCCGCCGTCGGGATCGCGGCCACCGTCTGGGTGGGCGCTGCCCAGTCCGTGGAGGTCGGGTCCCCGAAGATCGGGCTGTCATTGTAGAAGACGTCTTGGATGAGGTCGAGACGGATGGTCCCGGACTCCAGGGCGCCGTAGTCGATTCGGGTGACGCGCATCGCCAGGCGAGTGATCCCCATGAAGTCGTTGGAATACTCGAAGACCTCTCCGGGGATCGCGTCCCAGAACTCTCGCGTGACGTCGATGGATGCCTTGGCCAGCGGGTACGCGAACGTGCGGAGGTCGCGGCTGGCGATGTTGTTCGCCAGGGTGCGGTCCTTCACGCCAGGGTACTTCTTCGTGACCGGGACGTTGGCGCCCTGGATCCGAACGTTGGCCGTGTCTTGGGCCTCGGCCGTCGTGAGCTTGAACTCGTCCGCGCGGTCGTTGAACTCGATCTTCACATGGTTGGCCGTGTTCGACCAGCTCCCGCGGGAGTAGCTGATCAGCTTGGAGTTCGACTCATCGATCAGCGGCTGAGCGCCAGGCGTGTAGTCCGCGCGGGCCAGCTTGATCTTCCATTTGTTCGTGGCCTGGTCGAGGTACACGATGCCCTCGATCTGCTCCTGGACCAGGTCGATCAGCTTGAGCGCTTCCTGCTCGCGGTCGAGGATGTAGCTGAAGCCGTTGCCCTCTCTCTCCAGCACCACGCCCACCGCTGACAGGTTGGACGTATCGATCTCCGCGGCCGGGATGCCCAGACCCCAGTCCGTGTCGGTCAGGATCTCGTAGATCACGTTCGCCGGGTTCGCGTCGGCGAGGTTGACCGTGGCCGTGGCTCCGAGGCCGAGGCCATCCGGGATCCGCTTGACGAGGAACGCCCACGGCTTGATGGACGTGCTGTTCCCCACATAGGCGTTCCGTGTCGACATCGTGACATAAGACGTGCCACGATACGCGGGCGTGGTGGCACCCTCGACCTGGAAGTTGGACAGGTAGCCGGACGCTGCCTGCGTCGGGTTGCCAGAGAAGAACTGGAACGTGCCGTCCACGCCGCCGTTGCCGAGGTCGTCGCCTCCGAACAGCTCCGGGTCGATGATGGTGAAGGTGCCGCCGTGTGACGTGCTCGCGCTGTTGACCAGGATGTCACCGATCCACACTCCCTCCAGGGAGTCGACGGTGCCGCGGCAGAACGCCATCTGGAATCCGATGCGGTACTTGTACCCCTTGATCACATCGACGTCAGAGAAGAGTCCGGTCTTGATGTTCTCAACGATCGCGATCTGATCGAGGTCGCCGTACCAAACGGTGTTGGGTCCCTTGACTCGGACCGTTCCCCAGATGAGCGGGACCGTGCGGCCCTCGGTCGTCGTCGGGAACTGGAAGTCACCGAGGCCCGCGGCCTTGGCGTTCTCGAACTCAGGCTTGGGAAGGAGGAACTCCTTGACCAGCGTGAGGACAGCCCACAGGATGAGCGTTCCAATGAAGCCAGCTTTGGCGCCACCTGAACGTCGCGATTCATTGAACGCGACCATGTGTCTGGGATACCTCATTGCGTGAGCCCCGTGGTCCAGATGTCCTTCGTTGGCACGAACGCGAAGCCGCCAAAGTTCACGACGTTGGAGAACTTCGAGTCACAGACCTGGATCGTGTGATCACATCCAGCGAACACGATCACGTTCGTGGCCAGGACAGACTCCGTGAAGGCCAGCATCAGCGTGAGGACCTCACCGGTCTGGTCGAGGATCAGACGCTTGTCACTGCCTGAGGAGTTCTCGACGAAGCCGCCAGTGTAGAATCCATTGCCGTTGGCCGAGGCACCAGTCACCGTGATGGTGCGACCACTCTCCGCGGAGACGGGAGCGGCCGACAGCCGGAAGCTGGGAGACGTATCGTCGACCTGGCAGCGTGCGTCATACAGGACGTGGTTGCACAGGCCGCTGTACCGGAAGCGCGGGACCTTGCGGCTGATGGCGCCGGTCGTTGGGACGACATCCATCTTGCAGGTGCGCCCACCCTCGATGAACGTGGCGGACGTGATGCTGCCGTCGAAGATCGTGACGGTGGAGCTGTCCTCCCGCTGGAAGCGGATGACCTCGATCGTGGCCAGCTCGCCAGGGATCCCGACGATATACTTCTGGGCGACCACGTCGCTGCCAGGCAGCTCGATCGTGATGCCGTTGCTGCTGCTGGACTTGGGCCCACCGTTGGCGAGCTTGGACCGGGAGATGGCAATCGGGACGTAGACGTCCGCGCCATCCGTGACTGAGTCCTCAGCCGAGGTGTACCGGTACAGCGTGGAGCCGACAGTGATCTTGTACAGTTCTACTGGGCGGGAACCCTCTTGGGATTCCTCGTATGTGTCGAAGGCCATCAGTCAAAGGTGGGGAGGATGGGGGCGGTGACGTGAACGAGGCGCTCGCCGCGTTCGTGCATGAGGATGATCTCGTCCGTGTCCAGGTTCACTTCCTCAAGGAAGCAGATCCGTTCGATGTCCGCTTGGGCGATCGTGCTCGACCAGTTGGAGTCCACGGTCAGGGTCTCGCGCGTGGAGCTGGTCTCCGCGCTGCTGAGCACTTCACGCAGAAGCGTGGAGCCATCGTTCAGTCTGATCCAGACGTGGTTCTTCGGCTGCCTGCTCTGGACGAACTGGGTATAGCCCACGTTCACGACGTTGAGCTGGTCGGAGCCGCTCGACAGGTCATCGTCGATGAGGAGGTCCTCCAGGAACGTCGGCACATAGAAGCTGATCTGGCGACCGCGGAGGGCATGCAGGAGGCCGCGGATGTCCCACGTCTCGCTCCGGCTGTTGGAGCGCATCGTGAGCGTGCTGCCTCGCTTGCCCCTTCCCCAGATCGGATCCTGGAAGATCTGACCGGTGCCGTTGTCGATGACGATCACCCGCTGGTTGAACGTCTCGGTCATCGAGCTGGAGCGCATGACGTTGCAGGAGTCGACCAGGACCTTGGAGTTGTAGGTCCCGAAGGCTGACGTGTCCGCCAGGTTCGCGTCGTTGTCGCCGATCTTGAAGCGGACATCGATCGTCTGCCCACCGAGGCGGTTCCGCCCAGCGGACACAACGCTCTCCATGGTCCCGGACCTGAGCGGAGCGACCTCGACGCCCACAGCGTAAGTGCCGGTTACGCCAGAACTGAACGTAATGGTGTTGGCAGTGAACGAGTCGACCGTCAGGACCTCGAAGTTCTCGCTGTCCTGGTAGATGACCGCCAGGCCGTCGACCCTGTAGTCAGCGAAGTCCGTGGACTCCACGTTGATCGTCGTGTCAGTCGCGGCGATGGCGACCGTGCCCAGCGTGCCCTCCTTCCAGATGGGCACTCCCCACGTCCGGCCCTGCCAGTCGAACAGCAGGACGTTCACGCGCGACTGGTCGAACAGACCCTGCTCGATCTTGACCTGCCACTCGAAGATCTGCCGAGGGTTCTTCCGAACAGCGATCCGCTGCGAGCTGCCGTCATCGGTCGGGATCACGTCAGTCTTGAACTGGAGGATCTCGCGGTACGGAATCTCCGGCTTGATCGGGAACAGCACCAGCCGCGTGAGCGTGATCGGAATCTGGATCAGCGTGACGCCATCGAACAGGAAGTCCAGAGTGGAGTCAACCGTGGACTGCCCAGAGGTCGCGATGTTGACCGTGGCGTTGTAGCCCTCCAGGTTGTACATCGTGGCTGGCAGTGACGGCCCACCGGTCAGCGTGACTCCAGCTCCAGCGTTGTTCGTGAACGAGGTCCAGGTTCCGATCAGCTTCCGGAAGCCGGAGAAGATCGTCATGATCTGCGTCTGTGCCGAGAAGATCGAGCCGAACGCCAGGGCACGCGGGATGACGTGGTAGTTCTCGAACCAGTCAGGCTGAGCGTAGTCGATGAAGAGAGCATCGAACTCGGCACCCACGACCTTCGACGGCTTGCCGGGTCCCGGCACCAGGTTGAACATCTCTCCCTGGACGACATCAGGGATGGGCACACCGGTCGGTACAACGGCGACATGGGCGAACGCCTTCGGCGCTGCGTTGCCGTCGCCGACGAAGTAGGCCACCGCAGCAGAGCCAACCTCAAGCTGTCCAGAGAAGTCCGCCATCAGGCGGTCACCTTCTTGTACGCGAAGCCCTGATAGTAGGACCTGTCATTTACGTTCACCTCCGTCCGACGGGTCTGCGGGAAGACGACCCAGGTGTCAGACCCGATCGTGATCTCCTGACCAGCGGCGAAGTTGCGGATGTCCAGGCCGCGGATGTCTGGGACACTGCCGAGGACGTAGCTGAACTCAGACGTGAAGTCACGGAGGAACGCCACCATCGGATACATGGGGATGTGACCGGTGGCGATGTCGCTTCGGAACTGACCCATGCCCACAGCGATGGGTCCGCCGCGGGAACCACCGAAGGAGACTCGCTTGATCTCCCCAGCCGTGTCGAGGCGGTCGGCGCTGTCGAGGATGGACGTGCCTCCGATGTGGATGAGCCACTTCTCAGCTCCGCCTTGCATCGGGAATCCCTCGGCGCGGATGGTCGCGGCACGCTTGGCCGTCGTTCCAGTGCTGGTGAAGATGCCGTCCAGGAAACAGGTCGAGGTGGTCTGGACTCCGTTGTTGTTCGTACCTTCGCGGGCGAAGTGCCCGAAGCAAAACTCTCCTCCGGTCCAGTCGTTGAACTTGTTCAGCTCGCCCCAGCCGAAGTGGCGGAACACCTCGGACTCGATCTCCACCACGACGTAGACATAGGCTGGGCTCGCGTCCTGCTCGAAGAAGTGATACGAGACGAAGGGCCCATCACCGATGTCGTTGACACAGCGCTCGTCATCGAGCTGGGCGTCCGTCCCGAAGGCCGAGTTGAATCCGTTGCCGCTGTCGTTGACGTGGGCACCAGGGAATGCGGCTGGCGTGTGTGCCGTGGCCTGGTGGATGCTCATGTTGTTCGGAGCGTTGGCCACCCACTTGAACCCTACGGACATCGTGTTCTTCGTCCAGTTGGCGAAGCCTTCCGCGGCTACGCTCGCACCATCGTCGAAGTCGTCCTGTGTCCAGCCGTTGGCGACCAGGAACGTGTCGAGCTTTGTGAGGAGGTCGCCGAGATCGGTGGCGCTGCCGGTTGAGTAAGCCATTGGATCAGTCCTCGTCCAGAGCGAGGTAGCTCCAGTTCTGGGTGCGGTTGCCGTTCTGGAAGATGAGATAGCGCTTCGTGCCGAGGACGAAGCGGTCCTCACTGACGATCACGTTGCCGCCGCGGCTGAACCAGAACACTCCAGCAATCTCGCCGTACATGTTGAAGCTCGTCGGGAACAGTCCGCTCTCCTGGCGGATGACGATCGGAGCCACCAGCCAGTAGTAGTCGTCGCCCGTGCCAGGTGTGGGCTTCAGGAGCATGGTCTCCGTGCCAGGCACACCGGTCGCGGGGATCAGGTCATGGACGCCTCCTGTGAAGTCAACGTCCGACAGGTCGGAGACCGTCTGCTCGTCGGTCGTCAGGATCACGGGATCGAAGAACGGATAGATGCCCCACTCTGCCTCGACGATGCGCGTAGAAGCGTTGCCGCTCTGGGCTCCAGCGAAGCTGACCCACGTTCCATCCGGGAGGAGGAGCCAGCCTGGCCCGCGCGGGTCGCCTGCCGTGGCGGAGATGACCTCAACGATGCCGCCAGTCAGCAGGGAGCTTTCAGTCCAGAGCCGGTTGATGTCGTTGGTGTTCCCGCAGATCCAGAGCGGATACGGGTACTCCGTATCCGTCGCCGTCTGGTTCAGGAACCCCATATAGCAACTGGCATACTGGGTGGTGGACCCGGACTCGACCTTCACGAAGATCCGAATGGAGCGGCCGTCGTGGTGGATCCACCAGTCCATGTCGAAGGCGTCGTCATTCTTCAGAGTGAATGCCGAGATCGTGTCGCCCACAGGGAGCGAGCCATCCGAGATGTCGATGGCCAGCGGGTTCACGCCAGTCTGATCTTGGATGGGCAGCGCCGCGTTGTACGATTGCATCCCCAGGAGAGCCCAGTTGAATGCGGTGTCGAATCCGTTGACGGCCTGGTACGTCTTGATTCCGATGTGGATCTCATCCGTACCGGCAGAGCCTTCGCCCTGGAACATGGCCACCTGGTCCTGGGTGTCGTCTGGAGCTGCGTACGTCACCGTGAGCGTACAGTCATCTCCTCCAGTGCCGCCAGTGAGCGGAGCTGGGTTCGTGATGATCTCCTCGTAGTTCCCAGCGGTGAC